TGATCCCCAGGAGGTGTTTCTATTCTATCGGTAGCACTGCTATTAATTTTACGCTTTTCATCCTTAAGAATATTAAGGTATCTGTAAACCGGGCCAATGCTACCTGTATAACCTAGAAGTTTTAGTTCTCGAAAAATTCGAGTTCCAATGAAATTGAATTCTGGTTCTAGATACCACCTTCTAATCTGATTTTTATAGCCGTCGATTTTTGTCGTGTTTACAAGCCGCATATATTTGGGTTCTTCTTCAAGTTTAATAAGCTTTTTGACAGTATTTTTGGATATCCCCAACTGTCTTGATATAGCCTTGATTTTCATGCCGCTCCGATATAGTCGTTTTACTGCGATCCAGTCTTGCACATCTTTCATTCTCCTCCCAGATATCCTTTCTCTATGTAATTCCTGCTGACTGAGAAAGGATATCTTTTTATTGCGAGGGGGTCAATATTCAATGAAAGAGTGGGGTCAGGTTTCAGTATAAATCAATACATGTATCTTTTAGATAGGGTAATGGGTAAAGCATCTACGAAGGTAGAACCAAAAGCAATGGAGGAAGAAAAGACTCCTGAGAAGCAAGATTTAGAAAAAGAGTTTGCTAAGTTTAGGAAAGCTAAAGTAGTTGATATTAAGGATGTAGACGTAAAATAATGTTATTGTGTCGGTGAGTGATACAGTGGCATTTTTGGTTGTGTTTATGGTTATCGAGATGGTTAGAAGTGGCATGGAATAAAGATTTATTGATTATGGGATTAATGGATAATTATTTTGTGTTTACATTGGTCAGCGTTCAGGGGCGTTGTTATGTATACTTTATATACACTTTCAATGTCGAATTATCGAATAATAAAATAGTTTCAAATTAATGCCTTTCAATTGTAGTTTAGTATTCCTCGACCCTATCATATCCGACTAATTAAGAATATAGAAATGCGTTTAACTGGTATCATAAGGTGTACCATTTGAATCGCTTTTTGGAATATTAAGAACCTAGTCATATCAAGGCTTACAGAGATTAAAAAATGTATCATAAAGTTTATAAAACAATTATGAAACGTATCATAATCATCATGGACTTTTTGAAACACATATGATATATTATCACTAAGGTAATAATCATATGGAGGTATCGAGTCATGAGGACTTATGGATATGCAAGGGTTAGCACTAAAGAACAGAAGTTAGATAGGCAGACTGCTGAGTTAGAGAAATATGTTGATGAGAGGTTCATATTTACCGATAAGATCAGTGGTAAAGACTTTGATAGACCTCAGTATCAATTGCTTAGAAAGGTAGCTCAGAAGGGTGATACTATCTATGTGAAGTCATTAGATAGACTGGGTAGAAATAAGGGGCAGGTAAAGCAGGAACTAGAATATTATAAGGGTGAAGGTGTAAGAGTTAAGATACTTGACATACCCACATCCATGATGGATATACCTGAAGGTCAAGACTGGATAATGGATATGATTAACAACCTACTCATAGAGGTACTAAGTACCATAGCAGAGCAGGAGAGAATAACCACTAGACAAAGACAATCAGAAGGAATAGCAATAGCAAAGACACAAGGCAAACACTTAGGAAGACCAGTGATAGAGGTATCAGATACTTTTGTCCTAGCTTACAAGCAATGGAAAGCAGAAGAGATAACAGCAGTAAAGGCAATAGAACTAAGCGGATTAAGTAAGGCAACATTCTACAGGAAAGTTAAAGAATTTGAAAATAGTGCTATCTGATAATATGGGTTGATTAAAAGGAGATAAAAAAATTATCTTCTTTTTTGTTTGTCTTTGTGTGTCGAACAATGTATTTATTTGTCGAGGGGGTAGGCTTCTTTTTTGGATTCCAAAATGATGCCCCGCAGTTAGTCCAACAATTATTTTTATAAAATTTTTCAGAATCGAGGTTAAAAAATGACCAAGGAAGAACGAGATAAACAACGATTAGAGGAGCAACAAAATACCCAACTCCTTTATGATTATGTTTATTTAGAGTACATAAAAAACGGTGCTTCTGAAGAACAAGCAATTGAAGCAACCGAAGACTTAATGTTTAAACATAGCAATAATTTATTTGGTGAAAAAGGATTGGCTTATAATATCGGAGAGTTATCAATACCATTCTTTTGCAAATATTTCCTCCAAGATACCTTTACTCCTAAGCCAAATAATAAAGCTAGAAATCTAGCACAAGTTCATTTGGATGTTTGGGATATGCTGGATCAAATGTTTATCAAAGACGAATTTGACAAATCAGAAATAATTCTCCCTAGGGGAACGGCAAAAACAACTGTTTGTGATTTTGCTATTTCAGTTTGGCTCCATTGCTATAAGAAATCAGACTACACCTTAGTAGCAGGAAAAACTGAAGGTGATGCTATTGAATTTATTGCAGAAGCAAGGAAAGCATTTGAGGAGAATAAATACATAATAAAAGCATTCGGTGAATTGATTGATACTAAAAATTGTACAGTCAATAAATTAGAACTTGAATTAACTAATAAAACTAAAATCCAAGCTATTTCTTCCACTAGTTCTATGCGTGGTAAGAAGTACAATGGGAATCGTCCTTCCTGTATTATTGCAGACGATTATCAAGGTAAATCGGACGTTATCACTAAAGAATCTAGAGATAAGAAATACAATACCTTTATTGAAGATGCCGGTTATGCAGGTGATGAAGCAGTAATAAGAAACGGAGTGAAAATTAAACCTGCTACCAAATTCATTGTTTTAGGTACTATCCTCCATGCTGATTGCTTTATGTCCAGACTCCTAAAGAACAAAGACTATAAGCATATGCTTAGAAGAGTAGTGGATTTTGATGTTGAAAAAGTATTCCATGAAGGATTATGGGAAGAATTCAGGTTGATTTATTTCAATAATAAGCTTCAGGACTCCGTTTCGGAGGCAAAAGAATTCTACTATCAGCATGAAAATGAAATGAAATTTCCAACGATTTGGGATGATAAATTTAATCCATTGGAACTTGCAATCAAATACTATAATAATCCTTCTGCATTCCAACAGGAAATGATGAACGATGCTTCTAAAATCGGAGTAAAATGGTTCACCTCAAATAAAGTTGAATCTCCTGAAGTCATTGAATCTCATAACTTCATTAAAACAATGCTATGCGTTGACCCTGCTGCCACTTCAAGTAAAAGGAGTGACAGTTTTGCTTTTCTTGTGGGGAGTTTAGCTAATAATGGCTTTAAGTATTGCAGAAAAGCAGAACTATTAAAGATTGATGCCAGGACTGAGTTTGATAAGTACATTAAACATATTGTGGATCTTTTATTGGACTATCCCGATATCACACATATCTATTTGGAAAAGAATACCTTTCTCGGAGTGGATGCCAATAAATTAGAACAAGAAATTGATAAAAATATTCTTTTGAAACGTAGAAATTTAGTGATTGACAATGAATATCAAAGAGCCAATAAAAATGATCGTATTGAAACAATCGTTTCTGATGTAAACAATGGAAGAATCATTTTCAATTCAGAGGATGAGGATTTTATCAATGAGGTTATGGACTTTGCAGGGACAGATTTTACTCCTCACGACGATGGAGTTGATATTCTCGCCTCATTCGCAAGCAAAATTGATCTCATAGAAGTTGTTCATAGAGTAAAGTTCTATGGTACTAGATAAAAAATAGAGGTGGTGACATATGCCGGATTTAGATTTATTAGCAAAATGTAAAGAGGAACATGATTTAAATAGTGCTACTTACCAAAAAATGCAGGACTATTATGATGGTAATGGCAAAACAGATGCTTTAGTTAATTACAAAATGATAACCTCTAGGGCAAATAATAAGATCCCTAAAAATATGGTTCAGAAATTTATTTTAGAAGAGGTTTCCTATTGTGTCGCAAATGGAATTATTTATTCCTCTCATTCTAATGATAAAGCTATTATTGATGATATTCGATTAAATATAGTCAAGTCTTGGAGTGAAAAACATGATGGAGAACTTCTTAAACAGGCATTGATATTTTCTGAAGCATATGAGTTGATTTATGCGGATAAGCAAGCACAATTTAAAGCTATGATCCTTAATCCATTAAATTCATATGTTTTAAAAGATGAATTTGGAGAAGTAAGAGTTTTTATTAGATTCTTTCAAAAGAAATTCGAGCCAGAAACACAATATGCTGATGTCTACGAGGGTAATAAAATCTATCATTATACTGTAGACGGAGGGAAATTTACTCAATATGGTAATATAGATTCTCATATATTCTCTAAAGTCCCTGTTGGAGTATGTAGTATTGGTTCTATTTATGAATCAATCTATGGAAACATTAAGGGACAACAAGACGGATATGAGCAAGTTTCTAGTGATTATGTCAATGAAATAGCCGATGCAAGAAATGCAATCCTTTTAACTACTGGTGCATCTGTGGAAGAAGGTGCAGAGGAAGATATTAAAACTAAGGCGATAATGGAACTTCCTACTGGCGGTGATGCAAAGTGGTTGATAAAAACTTTGTCGGACGCTTTCATTCAAAACGCATTAAATACCTTAAATGATAATATGTACTCTTTGGCTAATCATATTGATCATAATCAAAAGCTTTCTAGTAATACCTCTTCATTGGCTCAAAAGAATAAACTTATGGGATTGGCTAGTAAGTGTGCTAATAATATTCATGCTATGCAGGATTGCATCAAAATGAGACTTCAATTTCTATTTGAATTCTTAAAGATTAAACAAAGTAAAAATTATTCTTATTTGGATGTAGATATAAAACTGACTCCTTCAATTCCAACTGATGATTTGATGGTTAGTCAAATCCTGAGCCAGAATCCTAAGATCCCAACAGAAGTAGGATTTGCTCAATATTCCTTTATTCAAGATGTTGATAAGGTAATGGCTTTATACGAAGAAGAGAATAAAGCTAATTCAGTGGGGGAGAATTTGCTTAATAATGATAATCCTCCTAATGGTGGTGTTGAGTAATGCAGGATGGGGTAGATCCAGAATATCAAAGTAAAATTGAGGATATAAAGGTAGAAGGAGAAAATCTATCTGAAAAAGGAATGAAACCTGTTTATTCTAAGCAAAAAGCTTCCTTGGATGAAATTCAAGCTATCATAGGTAAGATGTTTGTTGATTATGATACTGAAAATGGATTTCTAAAACTCACAAGAGAGCAACAAAACAGATTAACTAATGATATGAAAGAAAAACTTAAAGAAATGGGTATTGTTTTGGCTCAGAGCGAAGTTAGTACGGTTGCATCTATACTAGGCACAGTATATGCAACAACTTACTATATGAACGCTTGGGTATTAGATGAGGGTATAGACGTAGCTTTAAAATTTGACATCTTAAAACCTGAAGTCATCAAAAGAGCGGTTAATACCAAATTCAAGGGAGAACTATTTAGTGACCGCATATGGAAAAATAAAACTGATATGATGAATAAACTTCAATCTTCATTAGTAGATGCTTTCAAAGGTAGAATATCCATAGATAAAATCGGAACAGAGATAAAGAAAACATTCAATGTGCAAGCTTATGAATCTAAAAGATTAATGATCACTGAGACGGCTAGAATTCAAACACAGGCTACGGATGATATTGCTAAGAGTACAGGTATTAAAAAACAAATGTATTCTGCGACTTTGGACAAAAAGACTAATCCTAAAGACGCTAGTTTTGATCAAAAAGTTTACAATGTTGATGATCCAAATAAACCCAAAATTCCACAGCACCCTCAATGCCGTTGCGTGTATATAAATATTCCTTATGATGGATGGAGTCCAACGCAAAGAAAAGACAATATTTCAAAAAAATTAATATCAAATATTGATTATGATACCCGGAAGAGAAATATTGGTATTAAATACTGATATTTTCATTACTTACTTAATATTGATATACTAATTAATGGAAAGGAGTGAATGAAAATATGAAGTATTGTAAAAATTGCAATCAAAATGTTACACCCACTAAAAAGTTCAGCATTTTATGGTTTTTAATCAATTGCTTATGGATTGTTGGTGGAGTTTTTTATGTTCTATATTATTTTATGTTCAAGAAAAACGCTTGCCCAATCTGCAACAGTAGTAATTTTGAGAATGTAATTCAAGAAAGTGCTTTTGTCTCTCAAGTTGGTGAATTTAATAATAAAGCGGATGATTATATAGCGAGAAAGAAACAAGAAATTGAAGTACTAAAAGAACAAAAACGACTAAAAAAAATAAGTCACTAGATCAAATCTCGTTTAGAACACCCTAATTATGGGGTGTTTTTTATATGCCCAAAAAAACTAAAAAATTAATCGCGTCTCTAGTTCATGAGAGTTAGAGGGGCAGAAAGAAGGTAATTTATAATGACATTAGAAGAAATCAAAGCGTATTTAGAGGCGAACAAGGAGAATGCAGACGTAAAAGCTTATTTGGACAGTTTTAAGGTACAACCTACTTTAGAGGTGTTTAAAAGTAAGTTAGGTGAACCAGATTTCAAAAGTTTCATGGATTCGGAGAAGGATAAGCATTTAACGAAGGGTATTGAAACTTTTAAGACAAACAATTTAGATGCACTAGTTACAGCTAAAATTAAAGAACTTTATCCAGATACAGATCCAAAAGACAAAGCAATAGCGGATATGAAAGCTGAAATTGCTCAAATGAAAGCTGAAGCATCGCACAAAGAACGTATCAACACTGCTTTGAAAATCGCAACAGAGAAAAAATTACCAGTAGAATTAGTTGATTATATGATTGGTCAAGATGATGAAACCACCATAAACAATCTAACTAATTTAGAGAAAATATTTTCATCTCATGTTGAAAAAGTTGTTACAGAACGTATGGGCAATGGTTATGTTCCTCCGAGTGGTGGAACTCCTCCTAGTGGTAAGAACCCTTGGAGCAAAGAACATCTCAATTATACAGAGCAAGGGAAAATTCTTAAAGAGAATCCAACACTTGCAGCTCAACTGATGGCTCAAGCTAAAAACTAATAACTAAAAAATAAAATTTAAAATGAAAGAGGTAATGTAAAATGGCAGCAACTAAAGTGAGTAACATTATTATTCCGGAGATTTTTAATCCTTATGTAGTGGAAAGAACAGCAGAACTTTCGGCATTAGTTAGAAGTGGTATCGTAGTACCAGATCCACAAATGGATGTGTTGGCAAGTGCAGGTGGCACATTGATTAATATGCCATTTTTTACTGATTTGACAGGTGACGATGATCTGCTTGATGACACAGCGGACATACCAGTAAATGCTATTGGAACAAATAAAGATATTGCAACTTTACTTATGAGAACAAAAAGTTGGGGAGTGACAGATTTAGCTAAATCTATAAGCGGTGATGACCCAATGAGAGCAATTGGGGATTTAGTAGCTGATTATTGGGCTAGGAAAGAACAAACTACCTTAATTAAAATCCTCACAGGTGTGTTCGCAGATAATATTGCAAATGATTCAGCAGACCATGTTCATGATGTTTCTATTGCCGATGGAGCAAATGCAGCTTCAACAAACTTAATCGGTGCTAATTCAGTAATTGAAGCCTCGGCATTGCTTGGTGATGCTATGATGGGTTTAACAGCAATTGCAATGCATTCAGTTTGTTATGCTAATCTGCAAAAACAAAATCTTATTGACTTCACACCTACCAATGTTCAAAATGTTGGGTTTGGAACATATCTTGGGAAAACCGTAATTGTTGATGATGGTTGTCCTTCTATTGCAGGAGGAACCAGTGGAAAAGTTTATACTTCATACTTGTTCGGGAGAGGTGCTATTGCTAGAGGTGAAGGTAAACCTGAATATCCTACTGAAATGGATCGTGATTCTTTGGGTTCTGGTGGTACTGATGTCCTTATTACTAGAAGGCATTATATTCTTCATCCTCGTGGAATAAAGTTCACTTCTGCAAGTGTTGTAAAAACTACACCAACCAATTCTGAATTAGCACTGGCAGCAAACTGGGATCGTGTATATGAGTCAAAGAATATTCGTTTGGTGGCTTTGAAGACTAACGGTTAATCAATATTTAATTAAAAAATAGAAAGAGAGATTGGAATATATCTCTCTTTCTATATGGAAAAGGGGAATGAAAATATGAGTTTATGTGGTTTCAATCGTAAGCGAAGAGAATTAAAAAGATTAGAATTGGAAGCAAAAGAAAAATTAGAACTTGAGCAAAAATTAAAAGAACAAGAAGAGGCTGAAAAAGCTGAAACAAAAACGAAAAAAGAAACTAAAAGCAAAGGTGATCAATAATGGCAATACTTGATGATGTAAAAATTCTAGTAGGTTTAGATTTATTTGATATTTCAAGAGATGACATACTAAATATTTACATTCGTAGAGGTGTTACATTGATTACTAAGTATCTAAGAAGAACCGCAACGGAAGATGTTACAGTTCTTTATCCAGATGCTTTGATTGAATATGTAGTTCAAGTTTATCGAAAAAAGGGAAACGAAGGTCTAAAATCTTTTGGTCAAGGTTCTAGACTAGGAAGTTATGGCGAAGAATTAAGTGATTCTGTTAAGTCGTTGCTACCAAAACCATCGATAAGGATGAGATAATATGTTATACGATTATAAAGTAGGAATTTATACTAAAGGTGAAACTACTAAAGTTGGTGGAATAGCCATTCCTTCAACTTTAAGTTGGATAAAAGATATTGATTGTGATATGCAATCTTATAGTAAAGAATTGTTATTAAAAAACTATGGTTATGATATCGAAGTCAATAAAAGATTTTTTATGGATTTTGATCCAAATATAAAAATAGGAACAGTTCTTTACTATACTAATTCTCAAAATATTGTTGAAAAGTATGAAGTTAAGAAAATTCCGTGGGAAGAACCTATTATGGAGGTGATATGCCTTGGCATATCGTAGTTATAAAGATCAAGTGCTTGCAACTTTAAAACTTTGCAAAAAGGAATTTTGTGAAAGTGTTGGGGCATTAGGAGTAGCTGAAGCACAAAATCTTACTCCTGTTTTATCAGGTAATCTTAGACGTTCGGAAGTCTATGAAGTTATGCCTAATAATGAAGGAGTTTATATTGGTGTTACACCAAATGCACCATATGCGGTAGACGTAGAAAAAGGAAATAGTAAACAAACTGCACAACCTTATCTTGAGCCAGGAATTACAAATGCAATTCCTAAAATTGTCGATGTAGCAGAACAAATTTATCGTGACAAACTTGGCGGTGATAGTTAATGATTGATGTTTATGGTTTGCTTGCTAATATTATTGAACCTATATGTCCTTGTTGGGTAGGCCATTATCCAACTGATCAAGAAGGTGAAGATAATAAGGTTTACCCATATGTGGAAATTAAGTTCCCAAATATTCTCCCCAACAATACTTTCAGTGATAAAAATTTATTGGAAGTAGATATCTGGCATAACAAAGACACGGACATTAGAGAAATAGAAGCAATCGCAGATTCAATTCATAAAGAATTGAATTTTTTTAATGTCAATGCTGAAACTTATCAATTAAGCATCAATAGGAATACTCCTTATAGACTTACATTGCCAGATCCTAATATTAAGATTCAACGAAGACAATTAAGGTACATAGTCAAGGTTTATCATAAATAAAAAATAAAAATAAAGTGAGGTAATGAAATATGACAACTCCAAATCCTGTTGGTTTTACAGTAGATACTCCTAAACATTTATTGTTAGACACTGGTGCTATCTATACAAATTATGGACTTGCAGGTGAAAAATTATTTGGAGCAGTAGCTTCAGGCAATGAATTTGATGTAGAAATAAAATCCTATAATGTAAAAGTAGGTGGAATCACTAATACCAATGTAAAAGGATTAAATTTCATAACTGATATTACAGCAAGTTTAAAGGTTAATATGTTAGAGTTTACCACTGATATTTTAAAGACAGCATTGCAAGGTTCTGCTGTAGATACTGCAACAAATGTAGATTATGATATTATCACTTTACCTATGAATGGAACTCAAGTATATTTAGAAAATATTGCTTTAGTAACCAGATTGTCAGGTTCAGATAAACCTGTAATTATTATTCTTAAAAATGCTCTTGCTACAGGTGGTATAAAACTAAAAGTAGAAGATGCAAAAGACAATGTAATGCCTTTGACATTCGAAGCGTTTTCAGATCCTTTGAATCCAAAAGTTTCTCCTTTTGAAATTCATTATCCTAAAATTGTTTAAGTAAAAGCACCCTAAAATTAAATAGGGTGCTTATTTATTTTCATATCAATAAAATAAATGGAGGTTTTTATTAATGATTAGCACGGAGAAAGTTTTTGATATGTTGCCTATAGTTGTGGATTTATATGATAAATTGGACTTGGACAGTTATAGAAAAGATATTATAGAAAAGAATAAAGATAATAAAAACGTAAATAAAGAAATGTTAGGTATTGATTGGTTTAAGTATATCTTGAAAAATTCTGCAAAAGTAAAAGAAGAAGTATTTGAAATAGTATCTATTTTTGAAGATAAACCAGTGGAAGAAGTCAAAGCTCAAAGTTTCGGCAAAACAATTAACACGATTAAAGAAATCATAACTGATAAAGAAACTATGAGTTTTTTCAAGCAAGCTGTGTAATAGGTTATTCAAAAACATTAAATCTATTACATAGCAATTATGGTATTAATTCTACATCTAAAATTAAATTAAAATCACTCACAAGGCTCCTTTTAGATGCTAATAAAAATCATGCAGATAAAAGACTATGGCAACAGTGGTTAGTCGACTATGCAAGGATGGATGGATCTACTTTAATCTCATTTGAGCAATATAAAAACAATTTTAAACCAACTGTAAGAAAAGACGAAGTATTAGACAAAGAAAAGATATTAGCTGATGCTGAAATTATTAAAAATGCACATCAAAATAGACAACAAAATAACACGACTGAATAAATCAACACTTCAATATGAGGTGTTGATTTTATTTTTCGTGAGAAAGGAGATGAGGACATAAGTGCAAATATTCTCTTTATTTGGTGAAATATTACTAAATGATAACGAAGTTGAACAAAGATTAGATGATATTGACCAAAGAGCAGAAGGATTGGGCAAAAGAATTGGCGATGTAGCTTCACAATTTGCTGTAGCAGGTGGAGCTATGGCATTGGCTATTGGTGGATTAGCTGTAAATGCAAGTGATGAATTACAGAAATCTCTTAATGGACTTCAAGCTTCAACAGGAATAGCAGATAGTGCTATGAAGGATATGAAAGATTCCATGCTTTCTATCTACAATGCTAATTTTGGAGAATCTTTTGAAGATATTGGGAAGTCAATGTCTGAAATTGGAAACCAAACTGGAGCAAGTGGTAAAGAGTTAGAAGGCATGACTAAGAATGCTTTAATGTTGCGTGATACTTTTGATATGGATGTAAAAGAAAGTGTTCGCTCTGTAGATATGATGATGAAGCAATTTGGAATAACTTCAGATGAAGCGTTTAATCTTTTAGCACAGGGGAGTCAAGCAGGATTAGATAAGAATGGCAATCTTCTTGATTCTATCAATGAATATTCAGTTCATTTCAAACAGCTCGGATTTTCGAGTGTCGAAATGTTCAACATGATGTCGAACGGCGCAAAATCTGGTGTCTTTGATATAGACAAACTGGGTCGATGGCTCAGGATAAACCTTTTTAATTGCTGGAAACCTAAGTTTATCTTTGTATAAATATGGCAATCAGCAGGGAAGCAAATTATTGATGAATTAGCAATAGTTTGAACCTTCAACGACTATCGAAACCGCATCTTCGGATGAAAGGGAGTAGAGTACACTACAAGCTTATGGTAGTGGAAATGGAAGGTATCTTGTATATCTAGTTATATAGGATAAAGATATAGTCTAATCTTATAGGAAACTATAAGCAGTTCATAAGAGAACGGATATAGTTTTGCGTACTATATCGAATACAATGGACGCAATGAAAGAATTCGGAATCAGAAGCAAAGATGGAAGTAAGACTTCAGCCGAAGGATTTCAAGCATTAGGTTTGGATGCAGAAAAAATGACTTCAGCTTTTGCTCAAGGTGGTGATACTGCAAAAGAAGCTTTTGCAAAAACAGCAGAAGCATTATTTGCATTAGAAGATCCTGTTGCAAAAGAAGCAGCAGGAGTTGCTTTATTTGGCACACAATGGGAAGATGTCGGAGTTAAAGGTATTCAAGCTTTGACAAATGTTGAAGGTGGAATTAGTAACACTGTTGATGCTTTAGGTAAAATAAATGCAGTTAAATATGACTCTTTAGGTCAGGCATTTACTGGAATAAAAAGGAATCTAGAAACTGGAATATTAATGCCTATTGGTGATAAAATTCTTCCAAAATTAAACGAGTTTGGAACATGGTTCACTACAAATATGCCAGAAATCCAACAAAAAGTTTCTGATATTTTACCAATTGTAGCTACATTGTTAGCCACTC